TCTGCTGGTTGTACTCCAATGTATGCCAATTAATTACTCCTTATGCTGAAATTGTGTCGATGTATGAAACCCAAACATCACATGATGATGCTGTATCGGATGCTATTACTAGGTCATCTCCTGATTGCATAACAATCTTAGACCCTGCATCTACCAATTCTACTGATGAATTAGGTGGAATATTAATACCTTTTACAAGATAATAATTGTCATCCCCACCACCATCATTATGAGTGATATATGCATCAACCTGAATAGTTGAGCCTAGAATGTTAGCTAATCGGATACCAATAATAGCGTCATCTGAATCGGATGTAAGGATTGTCGCAGGTGATGTACCTACATTTAATCCTACTGCTTTTTCAAAATCCTGTGCCATTTATTCCCCCTTATATAATATTATATTGTCGCTCATGAATCTGTCAATTATAAAGCCACTGCCATAGCAATTGCAAAGCCTTGTGTAGCCCCTGCTGCTGAAGGTGTAGCAAAAGATACGTTTCCTAAACCGTCTGTTTGTAGTATTTGCCCTGATGTTCCATCGGATGTCGGTAATGAATACGCTCCATTAACATTGACTGTTCCTGTAGTTTGGATACCCGAAGATGTGGTTTCAAACTTAGTTACATTGTTATATCTTAATTTACAAGCACCATCTGTTATAAATTGTGCAGATGCTCCTGTGCCATCTCCTCTAGTAAACCATATATTTGAAGAACCACCTATGTATAAGTCTCCAGTTCCTGTATCTTTTATATAACTATCTGCTCCACTATGGTAAATCTGTAAGTCATTAGATGCTCCAAACTGTGCTTTGTCATTATCACCAAAGTTAATATCATTTCCGTTAGTGGATAGGTCACCACCAAGTTGAGGTGTTGTATCCTCAGATAGATTTTCTAGTTTAGCAGTTAATTGTGTTTGGATAGCACTAGTAACACCATTTAGATAACCAAACTCTGTATTGTCTACTGTACCCCCTGCAATCTTTGTAGCATCAATTCCTGCACTAGCGTTAATATCGGCATTAACAATAACACCTGAACTAATAGTGGCAACACCTGTATCCGCAATAGTGATATCGCCTGATACTACATTGTCTATCCATTTAGATGTTCCTGTATCATAGAATAATAAAGCACCATCAGTAGGTGTTGTAATATTAACATCTGTTAATTCTGATAATTCGTTAGCTGTTGCTACAGAGTTATCTACGTATGCCTTAATAGATTCAGATGAAGCAAGTGTTGTAGCACTGGCTGTAGCAAATGTATCATCATCTAAGAAAGCTGTACCTGAAACAGAAGTATTTAAAACTGGACTGGTTAAGGTAGGTGTTGTTAAAGTTTTATTGGTTAATGTTTCTGTACCTGCTAGTGTTGTAAAGCTACCGTCAGATAAAGCTGTATTAAATTCAGCAGTCGTACCTGTTAAAGTATTAGTTGTTAAGCTGATAGATTTATTTGTTAATGTATCTGCAGAACTAGCTGTGATATAAGAACCTAAATCAGAAATATCTGCTTCAACAATAGTAATTGTATTACTTGCTGTATCAATTGTTTTGTTAGTTAAAGTATCTGTTGAACTTGCAGTAATGTATGCACCTAAGTCAGAGATATCAGCTTCCACAACAGTGATAGTGTTATTAGCAGTATCAATGGTTTTATTGGTTAGTGTTTGTGTGCCTGTAAGTGTAGCTACGGTAGAATCAATAGCAAAAGTTACAGCATTACCACTACCACTTGTATCAATACCTGTACCACCTGTAAATGTTAGGGATTCAGAATCTAAATCAATACTTAATGCACCCCCCGTATCTGCTTGAAAGTCTAAGTCTTGAGCAGTTACCTGAGCATCAATATATGTTTTGATAGCCTTAGCTGAAGCTAGAGTATCATCACTAGCTGAAACAGAACTTAAATCTGTATCAACAGATGTTACACCAGTAGAAGAACCAATAACTAAAGTATCAATATTAGCAGTACCATCGAGATATAAATCTTTAAACTCTAATGCACCTGTACCTAAATCGATATCATTATCGGTGACGGGAACAATAGCACCATCTTGAAATCGAAACTGTTCTACAGGCGAACCACCTACTTCTACAAATACACCAAATCTATTATTAGATGTATCTGAAGCTATTTTATTATTAGCATCTAAGTCAGCAATAAGGGGTACGTAACCACCTTCACCAGCAGTACCATCATGTTGGTGTCCTGTTGATGCAGCAAATGCAGCTTCTACCTGATTAAATTCATTATTAAAGTGACTTGCTTCAATAACTGAACCGTCAGTAATACTAGCTGATTCCTGCCTTGTATATGTTGTTCCCATTTATCTTCTACCTCCGGGTATAAATTCTAATTGATATCCTTTAAAAGATATCGGTAAGTTAGACGAAAAGTCTTCCACACGTAATGCTACTGTAAAGCCACTTCCTTCTACTGATTGTCGTACTAAGTTTGCACCTGATGAACCATAAACAGCAGTACCATACGTTGATGCTGCCAATCCATAAACTGCAATACCTGCACCTGTTGATAATGTATAAGGGTCAGGTTGAGGTACATTAGGGCTATCAAAATCATAACGGACTTTAAAGTTTGCACTAACATCACCTTCATTCTCATAGTTCCAAATAACTCGTTGCATACTCTTTCTGATACCGGGGTCTCCCATAGTCATATCAGGAGTTCTATAGAAAGCATCAATAGTCTTGGTTGTAGATGCTCGAGTAAAAGAACTACCAGACTCTTGTTGATAGATGTATCCATCATATCCACCTGATATAATTGTTTCATTTCCACTGATAAAGTCAGAGTCAGCAGATGATGTTTTTAAACCAATAATTTCAGAGTATTCAAATCCTGCCCCACCTTCAGGTTGACCTTTGATAACGCAGATTAATCCTTTAGCTGCATTTTCTGATTGGTCAGCACTAGTAGGATAAAACAATCGATATTGTGATTTATTTCTAATAACGAGTGCATTAATATTGTGAGTAGTAATCTTGTCAATAATTTCTTGTATTTGTTTAGATATTGTACCTAATTCTACGTCACCAATTCTATCTGTACCGGCAATTGTTCTTAATCCGTCTGGTGCTAAAAAAATAACATCACCACCAAATTCTTGAATACTTCTACCATCTAAACACCCAATCTTTCGAGTAACAGGCTGTAATTGAAAGTCTGCGGAAGATGTTCCTACAATTTTAAATATTTCATCATTACAAAAAATAAATAAATTATCACGGAAAACTTTAAGTCCTACTACAGGGGAATCTACTCTTATTTCGCCACCACCATTACCGGTTGTAAAATCATTAGTACCAAAAGGTGACATAAACTTAATTGATTGAGGATTACTAGAATCACCTGAAAAAAAGATATGATTCTTAAATACTTCTACATATTTAAAATTAGCACTACCTGTTGCATTAACATTAGTTACAGTATAACTGCTGTCAACGATTCTGGGTGTTGATGTCCCAGAACAAATAATAATGTTATCAGTACCATCAAAATTGAATTTTCTAAACTCATAGTTTTGTGTTGGTGTTCCTAATCCTGTAATTAAACTTGTCCAACTTCCTGAGCCACTAGATGCATAATGTATACTTCCCCCTCTTCCTGCTAATACTACGTCATTAAAGATAGCAGAAAATACTACACGTTCTGTTGATGAAGAGACAAAAGGAACAACATTAGTATTAAACTTTGTTGTACCTAATATTTTTTTATATCCACCGGCAATATCAGGTTCAAAGTTTTTTAACTCTAAAGCTTCTCCCGGAGACATAGAAAATACATCTCGGTTAAGAACTAATCCACCTGAACAACTAACAACTGCAGGTGCTATGTTAGAAGTATCTGGCATTATAAATCAGTCAAACCCCCTGAAGATATAGTATTAAGATTAACTCTTAAATCTCTTACATAATCAGGTTTGTTTAACATTTCTATTCTAATTCTTTTTACTCCATCTTCATATTCTGCATTAGCAATATTTGCCATCGGTACATCAGAACGTAATTTATAAAGATAATATTTTGCTCTATTGACTATGACATGACGATATCGTGTAGGCAATAAAGGCTCATCATCATACGCACTTAAATCTGTATTTGTTTTAAAATATTCATATACAATAGTGTAAGTATCTTTATCAGGTACAGGTGTTAACCCAAAACTTGTATGATTTTGTGTACGATACACTCTTTCTGGTTTTTTATATGTAGTATCAATATCAAAATCTCGATGTGTGCTTTCTCTTAAAAAATCATCATAAGCAACATAACGTAATTTATAAGGTTGAAAATCTTCAGCTAATTTTATAAAATCAACATAGTAATCGGCACTAGCACTATTAGATAAACCAATATAAATAGTAGAAACGGTGGGAGTAAATAAAGCGGTATAAACTTTACCTTCACCTACAAAAGTAGGAGTAACTTCTTGATTAATAATACTAGCATCACCTGAAGAAGTTCCTATTTTAACAGTCACTGGTCCACCTAATATTCTTACTGCTAATTGATAAGGTCTATTAGTAGTGACGGTAACTGCTTGAGTAACTTCTGAAGCATTTAACTTTATTCTTCCATTACCTAGTGATGAATACTCTGGTGAACCTGATATAGTAGTCCAGTTAGATATATCACTTGTAAACTCTGGATTAGATACAACCTGTTTAGGCTTTAGATAAAAAGATTCAAAATCTACTTTACGCATATCTGCGGGTAAGGTATATTCTTGTTGTCCTACATTTGTGTCCTGAGTAGTCGATGTGTGTAACCATGCCCACTCTACTTCTGCATTATATAAATCAGAAATAGCTTTATTAACAAAACCTTTAACAGAAGTCTGAACACCTCTACTAGCTGTAAAGTTTGTGCTAGTGAGTTCTACTTCATTCAGTTCCCTTAATACATTGTTACATAAAGTTAAATAATTCATCTATACCCATTTCCTTTTTTGTTGACGTTTCTCTCTGTTTTCTTTTTCGGCAGTAGAAACTTTAATTAAACCTTTCTTTTCTAAGGTATCTCTTTCTTTATACCCTTGTTGTACCATCTTACCTAAATGGTCTCTTAATTTATTTTCATTGCTATCTAAAATACGAAGCATATTAGTAGCAGCAGGTATTCTAATTATATTTTTAGTAAGGGGTTTATCTCTATTTTCATAAGATAAATTTTCTTCCCACACTTTACCTGTCTTTGTATTTTCGTAAATATATATTGGCATTATGGTAAGTTTAAAGGGGGAATAAATCCCCCTTTATTATTTATTGATTATGCAAATGTTGATGTCTGTGAATCAGTGTCAGCTAGTGTGCCACCATCATCTAAAGACATTACACAACACCATACTCTAACTTTAGCATCAATTGCACCAGTACCGATTGTTAGTCTGATTGCATCTGCTGCAGAGTAAGCGTAATTAGCATCAAGAGTAGTCATTTGACCTGTTGCAGCTACGGTTGCAGCAGCAGCATATTGGTCAGCATCTACACTATCACCAACTGCAATAGTACCTGAGTTACCAGCACCATCGGCAGTTAATACGTCTACGCCAGCAGCTAACACTAATGAGTTAGCAGGAATAGGTAATACATCAAATGTATCGCCTGTTGCATTTGTAGTAGAAGAGAAATCTACTACATCTGATATTACTCTTGGAATACTAGAACCCCTTTTAGAAGGGATGTTAGTAGAAGTAATATTACTATTATAGTTTGTAGGCATAATATAATTCCTCCTCTATTAGTCGATTAAAATATGCTCAGCAAGTAGAGCATCAGTTCTTAGTACTTTTCTTCCGAAAACGTGTAAACCACGTACAACGTCAGCAAAAGAATCAGGGTCTCTTACAACTTCAATCTTAGCAATGTGATTTGCTGTTGAAGCAGCAGACATATGACCTGACATTACCTTCTCATAGTTAGATGTTGAAGAAGCAGGTAAGTTATTGCTCATGTAAAGCATAAAACCACCAATGTTTCCTTCATACACTTTACCATTTCTTAGTACGCCATTAGCGTCTCCTGAGAAACGAGTGTCAAGTAACTTAGAGTCAGTTTGCTGTAATTGCTCGTAGAAAGCAGGTGAAGCGACAAACCATCTGTTTTCAAATGGAATATCTGCTGCGTTTAGTCTCTTAGAGTGATTTGCCATTAAGTTTAATGGGTCAATCTCAGATGTGCCAAAACCAATATCTTGTCCTGAACCGTCTGTACCAATAGTAGTACCTGCGTTTGAGAACATATTAGATAATACGTTAGCGTCATATGAGTTTTTAAGAGCATATGCACCAGATGAAGTTGCAACACTTTCAAAGTTAACGTGAGAGTGTCTCTCTTCGATGTCGTCTACTTTAAATGCAAACGCACTAGCTTGGTCAACAACCAAAGTAATTTGGTCATCAGCTAAGTCTTGTGGGTTTACGACTGAACCTCTTGTGTAAGCTTGTACACTTACTACAGGTTCTTTGATAATTTTCACAGTATCGCCAAAATTTTCAATCTCTCCAGCATAATCTGTATTTGTGATATCCTCAACAACAGACGCTCTTCTGAAGAACTTTTGAACTTTTTGACTATATATCTGTGGGATAAAATTATCGTTTGGCAAATTTCCGTAACCGGAACTTCTTGATACTGCCATGTTATTTACCTCCTAAGGTTATGTTTATATATAGTTAATTAAGCTGTGATTCTTCCTTCTCGTTTAGCAAGGTCGATTTCACTTTCTAACTTATCAAACTCATGAGGTTTAAGTTTAGAGATTTCTTTTAGACTCCAGACTTTCTTTTCTTTCATCTTGCTTTCCTCTCCTACTCTTGTTTTGGTTACAGCTTTGGCTGCTTCCATTTTAGCTTCCGCACTAGATACTTTTGCTTTTTTAGATAAACCTCTGTCCATCTTATATAAATCAATTGCTCTAGCAGCAAGTTTGGCATTATCAAAATTATTGTATAACCAATTTTTAATCATGCTATCTTGCTCTTCTGCCCACTCATGAAAATCATCATCTGCTTTAATGTCATAAAAATCAGGATGTAATTTTAGTAATTCCACCTCTGCTTTTTCTCTGGCTAAATTTAGTTGAGCATTTTTAATCTCTTCTAGTTTAGCTTCGACAGATTTTGATTTTTCATCCGCTTCCTCATATGCTAATGTTTTCATAACATCATACATTTCAGGATTCTCTTTTCTCCAATCATCTAATTCTTCTTTAGACATTTGGGGAAGGTAGGCTTTTTTGGTTGCTTCCTCGACTTGTTTTTTAAGTCTTAAAAGTTCATCTTTGTGCTTTGAGATAGTTGAATCGTGGTGGCGTTTAAGGTCGTCATAGCGTTTCTTAAATACCTTATCTTCAGCACTTGCAGGGCGTTGTTCTTCGGGAGTAGCCTTAGAATCTTCTTCGGTGTCCTTGTCAACGGTAGCTGCACTCTGTTCATTATTGGGTTCATCGTCTTTCCAAATATCCTCACGGTCTTTGTTCTTGTAAGGTTTTGGACTTCCTAATGATTCAGACTTAGTCTCAACAGGTGTTGATTCTTTGCCTTCCTCAATAACTTCAGTTTGCTTTTCTTCTTCGTTCATGAATAACTCCTTTAAGTTACGAGGGCTGCGAACGGTAACAGGTAGCTCTTATTTTGTCGTAAAAAATAAGGGGGCTAGGTTATCCTAGGTAGCCCTTTTAAACACTAGAGAAATTCTAGTGCTTTCCTACGTTAGTAGAAACTTGTTATTTTCCTCTGGTGTAGCCTTTTGTTCCGGCTAATTTTCCACCAGTTAGTGTACTCTTTACAGGTGCTGCTCTTTTTGTATAGCTGCTTGATGATTTGTTAGATGAAGAACCAGAACTAGCTATTGCTTCTTTTTGTTTTGATGTTAATCCTTGAGAGGATTTTACTTCAGGTTTGTCTTTTTTAGTAGACGCTGTTCCTTGATAGACTCCACCATAGCTAGAAGGATACTGTGTTCCATCTGCTTTTGGTTCTGCTATATCTCCTGCACCAGAATAAGCTGATGCTCGGTTTAATAGAGCAGTTTTAACTTTTGGGTCTCTCGCTTGTTTAGCTTCTTCAATTAAAGCATTAAAAGTATTTTTCATAGATTCTGACTGCTGTCGCTGTTCTTCTTTTTTAGCTGATACTATTCCTTTTGTATCTATACCTGATGGCTGCTCTGAAGAAGTTTGTTCTTCTGCTGCTTTTAATTGATTTAAGGTAGTCGTATAAGCTTCTTTAAATGCATCATTATATTTCTTAAATCCAAATAAACCTGTAGCATCTAAATCTAATTCTTCACCACCTTGTTGGAATGTTATTAATGCTGCTGCTGCACCTTTAGTTCCAAAATCAATAGCTTGATTAATAACATTTTTAATATTTTCGTTATCAGAAAGTATAGCCATATCAGATATGAATTTAGTAGCTTCTTCTTTACCTAACTTTCCTAATTCTTCTATTAAATAATCATTACGTTGTCTATAGTTACCTGATTCATCTCTATAGCCACCTGTTAGTTTATTAGCTAAGTTAGAAACATTTTTGGTGTAGGCATCCATCTTATCTCTATCAATAGTAAATTCATAAGTACCTGTTGTCTTATCTACTTCATTACCTTCAATAATACCTGCAAAACGTAATTTATTAACTGTGTTTTCTATAATATCTTTTTCAGCAACTTTTAATACACCACCTAATATCGAAGGTAATCCATAACCACCTTCTTTATCTATCTGGTCAAAATTAACAGTTAGTTTATCACCTTCTTGATTTAATATACCTCGTGTAGAATAATAAAGATTTTGTTCTGTACCCGGAGTAAATATGCTAGACATTGTTTTAGAAAAAGTCATAGGGTCTTGACCCGGACCAAATCTTTCCATGTCTTCTCTTCTACGTCTTTCTGCAAAACTTTCGCCTCTATCAGGTTGAGGTATTAAAGGTTCTGCAGGCTGTGTAACTTCTGTTATAGGTTCTTCTGTTGTGGGTATTTCAGGAACGGTAACATCAGTAGGTAATTTAACTTCAGTAGGTTGTGGAGGTATAAACATTTTAGAAGGTTTTACAGGCTCATAAGATTGTTCCCATGCTCCTGACTCTTCATTAAAATTTAATTTTAATTTACCTTGAGAATATAAACCTAGGTCTTTTTGCTGACCCGCTTCTGTTGCTAATACTTCTGATGTTTTAGTTTCTGCCATTTTATTTATTGTTCACCTGTTCCTTCAGGGCTAATATTTGGCGAAGAGAATTGAGCTTCCCCTGCAGTCGGAACACTTCCAACTCCAATGTTGCCACCTCCAACGCCCGTTGCGTCATTTGGATTTGCTCCTGTAGGTATTCCTCCAGCACTTCCCATGCCGGGGATTCCACCAACATTCCCAGTCTGTTGAGTTTCATTTTGTCCTCCCATCATTTTCATATACAATGCTGCTTTCTCTGGGTCATTAATAACTTGCTCAGGGTCAATATCCATCGACTTAGCAATCTCTTTCAATATAGTGTGAAACTTAACGAAAGGTGCTAAAGAAGGATTAGATGCTACCTGCATAAATGTCATTAATCTTTGTGACCTTACTTCTTTCTGCATTAATGATGATGTGCCTCTTGCTTTAATAACTAAATCTCCTCTAATCTTTTTTGCATCTTTATTAAATTGCATATTCCAAGAAAATAAAGATTCACCTAAAGGTCTTAGTAAATAATCATCAATATTTTTTATAACTGTTTTAATATTCAAAGCTGCAGCCCCTAATAACATTGACATACCTGCTGCAGTTCTAGTTGTTGATTGTATTCCTGTCTGACCATGTGAGTAAGAAGGTATACCTGTTGATTCATCAGCTAGCTGTCTAAACTTATCAAACATCATAAGATTTTCATTTGCAGTATTAGGGAATTTTAAACCGTGAATTGCTTGACCTGTTTGACCACTTTGTCTTCTAAATATTTTTCCGGGATATACTGACATATCTTGTCCGGGTACTAACATTGTTTCGTCAACATCAAATACTAAATTACCTGCCAAAGCTAAGTTATCAATTGCCATACGAGCATGACCATTCATAATCTGCTGAGAGTCTTCCATATTTTCTGGAATACCTACACCAAAGAATTGATAAGGATTAATCTCATAAGGACAAACCATGTAAGGTAATCTTGATGGAGTAAATGGATTTAATACTAAACGTAGGACATGACCATTACATACCCATGCATTAATATCTACTTCATTTAAAACATCTACCTCATCAGGGTCTACATCTAAACCTGCTTCTTTAGCAAGGTCAGCATCCATTTTACCCCAGTACTCAAATACCTCAAATCTATCTTGTTCATAATCTGCTTGATTCTCTCTATCATATAAAGCTGTTTCATAGCTACGTGCTTGGTAGTTTGAACCTTGTTTAATACAATTTCTGATAGCACTTTCTCTAAAGAAAGGTCTATTAAGTAAATCACGCATATCAGAAGCTGTTAACTTATGTCGTTGAATGACATAGTTACAATCTTCAATAGATGTTGCATTAGGGTCTTGATAGAAATCCCAACAGCTAACTGCTTCTACTTTTGGAGTTAGTTTTGTTTTAGGATTATAAAATAACTCATCGCTATCTTCATCTCTATCCCAACTATGTAATTTCTTTTCATAGTTAAATGGACCTTTTAAAATTCCTGTACCTAACAAAGTCATCTCAAAGATAATATGTCGTAGTACAGTAGAAGCTAAGGATTCATCTAACTGGTCATGAATCACTTTCTCCATATTTTCGGCTGCACCTTTTGCCGGCTCTAATTGAGGCATCGACTTTAGGTCAGGTGCTGGACCATCTTCAAATGGTAACGAACCATACTCATCTTTTAAGCCACCTAAAATTTCATTAATGGTTGTACCCGGTTTTATTTCTTTACCATCACCGGGGAATCCATAAGGACTTTCAGGTTGCTTAGGCTGTTGCTGCCCTTCAGGTTTTAAATGTGCATATTTAGAAATACCATCGGGTATAGTGGTTGGTTCTATACCAATAGGAAACTTTCCTTGAGAAAATAAAACTTCAATTATTTGACCATAAGCAGCGAGAACTTTTGTTTTTGTTATCTTAACAAATACTTTAGACTTTTCGTTTTCACGAAATGCTAAATCAGGACCATAGATTCCTCTATAGTTCCTGTATGCTCTTAACCATCTTTTTTCGT